TTTGAATATGCCTAATGTGTCATTATTTGGTGGTCCGTTAGTTAGAAGATGATCACTATAGAGTGTAATAACCTACCAACAGTGAGAGTTTTTATTAACAATGAATTGTTTGTGGATCAAAAATTACCCTATAAGAAAACTAAGTTAATACCCACTGTAAATGGCAGGATCAACAAGATATTGGTGAAAAACATGTGTGGCGATCAAATTGTAGCAAATGGTCAAGTTATCGGCCCCAATAACTACACAGAATTGCGTAGAAAAACCAAATGGGTAGAAAATCCGAAATCTAAATCTAAACTTCGTCCTTAATAAATACCGTTATGTCCAGTGTACTAACAAATCTGTTCGAATCTATGGAAAACAAAAAGGTTCAAGAAACTGTAAAACTAAAACTTTTAGACTTTGAAAAAATGATTGCTGACTCCGCAAGAGCATCTGGTGTGCAACCAAGGACATATCTTAAAAATCTTGTTGCAAAAAATGAAGCATTTGCAAAGTCGCCCTTAGTAAAAGTGCTAATGGGTGAAGATGAAATAGACACCGTTCCAGAACAAGAATCTACAATGACCGTTACTAATGCAGATAAAAATGCAAACACAAAAGCATGGCAAAGATATAAAGCAGGCGATTCAAGATACAAGTACGATAAAGATGCAGTGCCTGAGCAAGAGCAAACAAATGAAGATGAAACTTCAGCAGTAATGGATATACTTGCAAAACACCCTGCAGAATACAAAGAACTTAAAGATGGTGAATCACTATATGATCAAGAAAAATTATTTGATGCATTATTCCAGCATTTTTCAGCAACAGGCGAAATGCCTTATGGTACACAAAAAGCAAGAGATGGTGATCCATATGAGTGGATTGAAGACAAATTAGATGATCTTGGTCTTTTAGAAAATATGGTAGAAGCATTTGACGACCATAAAGAAGACCTAGCAAAAGAATTATATTACAATGGTCCCAACAAAGAAGACATTCAAAACAAATATGAGTCATTGGAAGAGTATATGGCATCAGAAGAGTTTGAAGACGATGCGACAAAACTGATGTACAAGTTTGATTCTGTGGAACATGTGGATGAAGCAGTAATACGTGAAGCACTAGATGAAGCCAAGAAGAAGAAAAAAGGCAAAAAGAAGCCTGTGCCTACATCCCCGGAAAAATGGAGCAGAGCCAAAGCAAAAGCCAGATCCAAATTTGATGTGTATCCATCTGCTTATGCAAATGCATATGCGTCCAAAGAATATAAAAAAATGGGCGGTGGTTGGAGAATGGGTAGAAAATAATGCGTATTGGCCAATTACAAAATCCAATACCAGGCGACGTGCTTACATTCGAATTTGGTGATGCACTTGCAATCGATACTCCTATTATTGAAGTACACGGTGACAACATACTAGTTTACACAGACGAAATAGCAGGTAAACTGCTTAACACTCTGGAAGCAGAATACCAAGGACGTACAGTTAAACTTAACAAACCAACACGTGGTGATGTTTCTAAATTTAAAGTGTATGTGAAAGATCCAAAAACTGGAAACATAAAAAAAGTTAATTTTGGTCATGGCGGGACCAGTGCCAAAAAAAGGGGAGAAAAGACAATGAAAATAAGAAAGTCAAACCCCGCAAGGCGCAAATCATTCAGAGCCAGACACAATTGCGACAACCCAGGACCTAAGACCAAAGCAAGGTATTGGAGTTGCAGGAACTGGTAAGTACTGCTATATGGCTTATCTCAATCATAACATTCCTCCATTCTCAGCATACATTAGAAATGAATATCTTTACAATCATACAAAAGGTCATGGAGAATTTACATTCTGCGATGTCCACTGTGTGGCGTCATTAGAACGTAGAGCCTTACTGTTTGAAGTGTTGTTGCCAAATGGTGTCAATTGGACCAGAAGACCAATACACTCATTTGTGTGGAAGAAAGATGCACCACAGCACACTCTTAATCTACATCAATATTGGGACTGTTTTTCTCCTTATGTGAATGTACAAATAAGAAATAGACTGGCTAACTGTAGAGCAGAACTGCTGGATTGGAAAGGCGTAAAACGCAAAGGCACCTACATGTTTACAATAGACTGGTCTTGGGAAGCCAAAGGTTCTAATCTGGACACAAACTTCTCCGAAGATCCTGAACACAAATGTGCTCACATGTTTAGGATGGATGATGGAAATTTCTTTGCATATCCTAACAATAGAACTGTTTGGTATGATGATGCATTTATGGAAGAAAGATTACAAAACAATCCTGGATACTTGATTGATCAAAACTTCTATACAGTAGAAAATACCAGAGAAGAATCAGTAACAGACGATTCATACTTCACGCAGTTCGAAAGAGAAGTTCCAACACAATTCAATATCGAAGACGACAGTAAATAACACTATGAAACTGCAAGAATTGCTCGATGTGCCTGTACAACTCAAGGATCCAAAATCCCCTGGCACTAGAGGTCTACAATTACGTAAAAACCGCCCACAACGCAGATACTTTGATTATATGCATATGGTCAAAGAAGACGTAAACTATTGTGCAAATTGCGGTAACCTTATGTTGCCAGAAGCATATAAGGGTGGTTTAAGAAAATGGTTCAAGGACAAATGGGTAAACATTGCCAAAAAGAAAAAAGGTGGTGGTCATCCCGAGTGTGGTACATCAGGTGATAAAAAAGGTTATGCCAAATGTGTACCAGCATCCAAAGCAAGATCAATGAGCAAAAAACAAAAAGCATCAGCAGTAAGAAGAAAACGTTCTGCACAAAGCAAAGCAGGAAGACCTGGCAAAGAGTCTGGTGGCGCAGGCAAAAAACCAATAAACGTTAAAACCAAAAAAAAATAACAATAGACAAACTTTTGATTAGACTACATACTAATAGGTATGTTTGAACTAATTAATCAATTCGAAAATAAAATTGCAGAATTTTTTGGTTCTCTGTATGCTGTTGCCACAGACTCATGCACACACGGAATTGAATTGTGTTTGCGACATACTAAAGCTAATTTTATTACTATTCCAACTAGGACTTATATCTCTGTTCCATTCACAGCAATGAAACTAAATTTGGATTGGAGTTGGGACGAATCAGAATGGCAAGATTATTATTTTCTTGGCAATACCAACATTGTAGATTCTGCTGTATTATGGAAAAAAGATTCGTATATACCAGGAACTTATATGAATTTGAGTTTTCAATTTAAGAAACATCTTAATCTAGGAAGAGGTGGAATGATTCTTACAGATAACAAAGTGTCATATAACATATTAAAAAAAATGGCACATGATGGACGAACCACAGACATTCCGTGGACACAACAAAATATTACTGATATAGGTTACCATTACCATATGACCCCCGAAACCGCACAATTAGGTTTAAACAAATTAGATAGTGCCATACAAACAGCGCCAAAACAATGGACTATCACAGAGTGGCCTGATCTAAGTAAAATGTCAGTGTTTGCCAACAGCAACAGTTGACTTTCGATCTAATCACAAGTATAATACATAAACAAGGAGTTTTTTATGAACAAAGTTTTTAATTCAGAAGAAGTGGCCAAGTTGACGCAAGTCATTAACGATGGCATTAAAGTAAAACAAGAAGTAAAAGATCTTTCAGAAGGACTGAGAGATACTGTAAAAGCAGTAGCAGAAGAAATGGAAATAAAACCAGCAGTGCTTACTAAAGCAGTAAACATTGCGTTCAAAGAATCATTATCAGCAGAGAGAGAAGATTTTGAATACTTAGAAACTATTTTGGAAGCGGCTAAAAAAGCCTAATGAATCCTATAAACATCTTAAAATGGAGTGGCACTAGTTTACTGGTCATCGGTACTGGTGTCAATTCATTAGGATATTATCCACAAGGTCCTATATTGCTAGTAATTGGTGGATTAACTTGGTTAACCGTTTCTATACTGTGGAAAGAACCTGCACTAATTGTAACTAATTCAGTCCTTGCACTTGTTGGCATAGGCGGATTGTTTATAAATTATATTACATAATGAGTTATGTTGATGCACTATTTGATAGAGATTCGGACAAGATATCTGTAGTCGAAAGAATAAATGGCGAAAGAAAGTATCTTGAATATCCTGCAAGATACGTAGGATACTATGATGATCCAAAAGGCAAATTCAAATCCATATTCGGCACACCTGTTTCAAGAATAGCAACTAAGTCTGGAAAAGAATTCAAACGTGAAGTGGCCATGCAAAATGGCAAACGTCTGTATGAATCTGATATAAATCCTATCTTTAGATGTCTTGAAGAGAATTATCTTAACAAAGATGCTCCTGAACTGCAAGTTTGTTTTTTTGATATAGAGGTTGATTTTGATCCGGCCAAAGGCTATGCTAAACCTGCTGACGCATGGGCGCCTATAATATCAATTACTGTGTATCTACAATGGTGTGATCAATTGATATCACTTGCTATACCTCCCAAAGATTTCCCCAATCCTGAAATTATAGAACAGGAGTTTGAAAATACTATGTTGTGTCCTACTGAAGCAGATATGTTGGACAAATTTATTACACTGGTTGAAGATGCTGACGTGCTGTCAGGTTGGAATTCAGAAGGATTTGATATTCCTTACACTGTGAATAGAATACAAAAAGTGTTAAGCAAAGATGACACAAGACGACTGTGTTTGTGGAATGCTATGCCACGCAAAAGAATGTTTGAAAGATTTGGCAATGAAGAACAAACGTATGACATAATTGGTCGTGTGCATTTGGATTACATGCAACTGTATAGAAAATATACCTATGAAGAAAGACATTCATATGCGTTGGATTTTATTTCGAAAATGGAGTTGGGTGAACAGAAGACTCCATATGAGGGCACACTTGATACATTGTACAACAAAGACTTTGTAAAGTTTATTGAATATAACAGACAAGACGTTGCATTGTTGGGCAGACTAGATGCAAAATTAAAATTTATTGCACTGTCGAATGAACTAGCACATCAAAATACTGTGCTGATTCAAACGACCATGGGTGCTGTGGCAGTGACTGAACAGGGCATTATTAATGAAGCACACAGACGTGGCATGGTGGTGCCAGACAGAGTAAAACGGGAACCAGGATCAACTCCAGCCGCGGGTGCATATGTGGCATATCCTAAAAAAGGATTGCATGATTGGATCGGATCAATTGATATAAATTCACTATATCCTTCTGTGATTAGAGCATTGAATATGGGTCCGGAAACTATTGTAGGCCAATTACGTCCTATCGACACAGATGCTTCTGTGGAACACAAGATGGCCAATAAGATGTCATTTGCAGGTGCATGGGAAGGCGAGTTTGGCACACTGGAGTACTCTGCTGTTATGCGTAAAGACAGAGCCAAAAGCATTACTATAGATTGGGAAAATGGTGAGACCAACATATTGAGTGCGGCAGAAATCTATAATCTGATATACAACAATGATCAGCCATGGTTTTTGAGTGCAAATGGCACAATCTTTACACATGAATTTGCAGGAGTAATTCCAGGACTCTTGGAACGTTGGTATGCTGAAAGAAAAGAATTACAGAAAAAGATGAGACAAGCCATTGCGGCAGGCAACAAAGTTGAACAGGCATTTTGGGATAAAAGACAACTGGTTAAAAAAATTAACTTGAACAGTTTGTATGGTGCTATCCTTAATCCTGGTTGTAGATTCTTTGATATAAGAATAGGGCAATCAACCACACTCACAGGCAGATGTATCACAAAACACATGGCAGCCAAAACAAATGAAATTATCACAGGTGAATATGATTACAGAGGAGATTCTGTTATATATGGTGACACTGACTCTGTGTACTTTTCAGCATATCAACCTTTGAAGAAAGAAATTGATGCAGGCAATGTGCCATGGACACAAGATTCTGTTGTGCAATTGTATGACTCTGTTGCAGAAGAAGTTAACAAGTCATTTCCAAAATATATGCAACAGGCTTTTAACTGTCCGGCCACTTATGGTAAAATTATTGCAGGTGGTAGAGAAGCAGTTGGGTCAAAAGGATTATTCATCACTAAAAAAAGATATGCTATGAAGATCTATGACTTAGAAGGTGAACCAGTTGATAAAATCAAAGCAATGGGTCTTGATCTTAAACGTTCAGACACTCCTGCTTACATACAGGACTTCTTGTCTGATGTGTTAGATAAAGTGTTAACCGGTGCTGGAGAAGAAGAAGTTATGGACTTTATTGCTGGCTTTAGATTAGAATTTAAAAAGATGCCTGGCTGGGAAAAAGGATCTCCAAGACGTGTTAACAAACTTACTGAGTATCATTCTCGAGAAAAACGTAAAGGTAAAGTGAATATGCCTGGTCATGTGAGAGCGGCTATAAATTATAATACTTTAAAAAAGGTCTATAATGACAGATATTCTATGGACATCATCGATGGACAAAAATGTATTGTGTGCAAACTAAAAGACAATCCCATGGGGTACACGTCGATTGCATATCCAACAGATGAGTTGCGTATTCCTGATTGGTTCAAAGAAATGCCTTTTGCTGATGCTGAAATGGAAGCAACATTAATCAACAAAAAATTAGATAATTTAATTGGTGTGTTAGACTGGGATCTAGGTAACTCAGAAGCAGACAATACTTTTGACAAACTATTTGGATAAATTATTTAGACAATGGTATCTAGGCGTCAAATTAAACAAGCAATTAAAGTTTTAGAAGAAGCATGTGAAGAAGAATTTTCCGGCGTAAGATATGAATTGAAGAATGCTCTTGCTACTGCAAAGGAGCTTATGGAAGAGTCAGATAAAAAAATACTTGCATTGTCGCATGACCAAGGAATGTCTCAAATAGTTTTTGGCTTTTCTGAAGATTATGTAAAAAATGTTGACATCAAACATTCGAAACTAGTAAGCAATTTTATTAATCTTTGGTGCACTAGACAAGCAGATTGGAGATATCCATGGTGTTTTGTTTGTCCTAATCACGTTGATTATGTTTATCATGCGGTTAAATCACATATAGTATATGTTTGCACAAATCATTTTGAAGAAAAAGAACTTATTCACAAAGCCTTAACAAAAGTTGCAAAGACTGATCGTGCCCAAGCAACAATGTTTCGAGTAAAACCATTAGAGTTTACAGGACATATTCGAGATCAACATGTGCCTTTTTATCAAATAGGGACAGCACTAAGTTTTGATTATTTGCCATATCTAAGCATAGAGCAAATACGTATTTTTATAAGTTCACTAGAGAAAATACTCAGACCAGGAGGACAAGCACTGCTCCACTATGCTGACGGAGAACATAAATTAGAATGGGAATCATTTATAAACAAGGAAATTTCATTTTGTTCACAGGATATGCTAGACCAAATTGCCCAAGACAGTAATTTAAAATCCGAATTTTTTCATATAGACACAAAATACTCTTTTGTAGTTTTGACAAAACCAGGGGCCAAAGTAAGCATCAAAGGTCATTTAACAAAAATTGAACCAGGTTATTGACTTTCGACCTAATTACAAGTATAATAATTTAACAAGGAGATACACACATGAAAGACATACTACAAGATATTGTTGCTCATACACATTCGCTAGGATTTATAGAACTAGTAAAAGTTGTAGGAGATGACAAACAAACAGAATTAGACGCAATGGCAGAGGACAGGGCAGTTGTTGTTAAAGCACAGATGCACAAGCCTGTTGCTGAGATACAAGGAACATTTGGAATGTCTAACTTGGGTCAATTGGATATCATTTTAAAGATTCCAGAATACAAAGATGCAAAAATCACAGTGAACACACAAGAAAGAAACGGTGAAACTGTACCAACAGGGTTGCATTTCGAAAATGCTGTAGGTGATTTTCAAAATGATTATAGATTTATGAGCAAAGAAATTGTTGAAGAAAAATTAAAGTCTGTAAAATTTAGAGGAGTAAATTGGCACGTAACAATTAATCCAACTATGCCTGACATCATGAGACTAAATCATCAAGCATCTGCTAACTCACAAGAACAAGTGTTTACAGTAAGCACTGATGGTGATGAACTAAAATTTAAATTTGGAGATGCGTCTTCACATGCAGGTGAATTTACATTTGCAAAAGGAATCACAGGCGCTTTAACAAAATCATGGTCATGGCCAATAGCACAGATTACTTCAATATTGAAATTGCAAGAAAAGTCTAGCAGTTGCGAGATGGCTTTTTCAGATGATGGTGCGGCCCAGATTACTGTAGATTCTGGTATGGCAAAATATCAATACATACTACCTGCACAAACAAAATAAATGCATAAGAATCTTACTGAAGAGCAAAAAGACTATGCTGTGTTTCTCCCGGCTCTTAGTGGATTTTACGCAACATTTGTGGGCAAACAACGTGTTGATAATACCTATGTTGATCCAGCACGTATGCCTGTTCAATTCAATGGCAATATGGAGAGTCTTAATTGGCTCAATCCAAAAGAGGCATTGTTTGAATATAATTGGACATTGTACTCCGCCGGTCATGCAGAACTAGACATCAATAAAGATTCTCCCAAAGAAGACATGATTCGCAATCGTGACAGAAAAACATCATGGCTACTTGGTGACTCTGGAGGATTTCAAATAGGTAAAGGCGTATGGGAAGGTGACTGGAAGGATATCAATTGTCCACGTGCAAAGAAAAAACGTGAGCAAGTACTTGCTTGGATGGATGCTTACATGGACTATGGTATGATATTAGATATCCCAGCCTGGGTAGCACGTTCTCCTGCAGGAGTCAAAGCAACAGGAATTAGCACATATCAAGAAGCAGTAGACGCCACACGCATTAATAACGATTACTTCATGAAAAATAGGAATGGCAATTGTAAATTTTTAAATGTGTTGCAAGGCGAAAATCATGCAGATGCAGATGACTGGTATGAAAAAATGAAAGATTATTGCGACCCTAAAGTGTATTCCGATCATTTCAATGGCTGGAGTATGGGTGGACAAAACATGTGTGATATTCATCTTGTACTGAAGAGATTGGTTGCATTGCGTTTTGATGGTTTGTTAGAAAAAGGCAAACATGACTTCATGCACTTCTTAGGCACATCGAAACTTGAATGGGCCACACTACTCACTGACATACAAAGAGCAGTAAGAAAATATCACAATCCTAACTTCACTGTAACATTCGATTGTGCATCTCCTTTCTTAGCAACAGCCAATGGACAGATTTATTGTGAGTTAGAAACCAATGACAGACAAAAATGGGTATACAGAATGGTACCAAGTATCGACAATAAAGCAATGTCAACAGATAACACTCCATTTGCAGAAGCATTTGTAAGAGAAGGTAAACATCCTAGTTTCTTAGACTCGCCTGTTACTGATGGACTTACAGCAAAAGACATATGCATATACGGACCAGGCGACCTAAATAAGATTGGCAAAGAAGGCAAAACATCATGGGATTCGTTCTCATATGGTATCATGATGGGACACAATGTATGGATGCATATAAATGCTGTACAAGAAGCAAACAGACAGTATGATGCTGGCAAAGTACCGAATATGCTGGTGCAGGAAACATTCGATAAAGTTATGTTCCGTGACATTGTTGAAGCCATATTTGCAACGGATGACAGACAAGTAGCAGATGCTATAATAAAAGAGTATAGCAAGTACTGGATGAGTATAATTGGCACAAGAGGAGCAACTGGCAAAAAAACACAAAATGCATCAACTATGTTTAATAATTTATTCAAGGAGGCTTAATGGTAGAAGAACAGGTCGATATCAAACAAGAACTTAAAAAAATTAAGAAACGTGTTAAACAACTAGAATCACAAAGAGAATTAGTAAGAGCATGGGAACACAAAGCAGAACTGTTAGATCTTAAAAAACAAAAATTAAAATACAAGGAGATGTTGGACCGATGAAGCGTGATTATACTGACGGGGTAAAAGATAATGTAGTTTTCTTTACAGGCAAAGAAGTCGAGAAAACTCCAACACATGGACAAGAAACATTATTTGTTGTCGGTGTGCATAGTTCTAAAAAAATTAAAGCAATGGCAAAAAAGAATAATGCCACACACATATATCTTGGTGCTAATCATTCAATGAAACACTTAGGCGGTGAATATTATGAAAGTTTACACAACATCATTAAAGTTTTACTTGAAGACTACTGTGTGACTTTGGATACTCCTATCACTCCGAAAATTCCAGGCATCGATGATTTATTACAAAATAAAAAATTCACTATAGTATACGCATTGCCAATAGAAAATATTATGCAAATAAAAGGCAATGTTGTTATTAAACTAGATGACAGTGATTACAAAGCAACTAATCCAGGAGTATGGTGTTGGTCAGTAAAAGACATGATGACTGAACAACATTTTACTGATTGGGTAGAATATGAAAAGGACAAAATAATATGAAAAATATTTGGGTAACATTTCGTAAAGAAGGTATTCACAAATATCCTGCGGCACTGACCGATCCAGATCTCAAAGGTGTAGAATTTTTAGGATATCCACACAGACACATCTTTCATTTCAAAGTAATGATAGAAGTATTCCATGATGACAGAGACATAGAATTTATTTTGTTTAAAAGATGGTTAGAAAATTTATATGAAGGCACAATAGAACTTGATTACAAGTCATGTGAAATGATTGCAGATGATTTAGCAGTAGCAATACAAACAAGATATCCTGGAAGACAAATTACAATTGATGTGTCAGAAGATGGAGAAAATGGGTGTACATGCACTTATGACAAACAAACAAACTAATGACAGTATACATAGTAGACATTGAAGCAGTAGAAACACGTTACACAGCACAGTGGAAGAAACATTTGCCTATGCAACTTGAAAGAAACACTAAGTGCAATGTAGTCACTATATCAGGTGGTGAAACTCCACAAGCAACTACTCCTGGCGCATTTTTAAACTTTGGTGGCACTAATGTGTATAAATCTAAACAGTTAGAAATAATTGCTGAAAAATTTTGTAATGGCGAGATCAAAGACGGAGACTATTTTCTATATACAGATGCTTGGAATCCTACTGTAATACAACTCAAGTATATGGCTGAACTGTTAGGAGTAAAGATTAAAGTAGGCGGCATGTGGCATGCAGGTTCATATGACCCAGCAGACTTTTTAGGCAGGCTAATTGGTAACGCCAAATGGGTAAGACTTGCTGAACAATCTATGTTTGAATGTTATGACCACAATTACTTTGCCACTGACTTTCACATCGAGATGTGGGACGAGGTTTTTAAAAACATAACACATAGTATGAGACACAAAGATAATAAGGTAGTACGCACAGGATGGCCTATGGAGTATATGCATAATGAACTCGATGCATTTCAAAATATGAAGAAAAAAGATATAATTCTTTTCCCACATAGGATTGCTCCTGAGAAACAACCAGAAATATTTTATGATCTTAAAGATGCAATGCCACAATATGAATTTATAGTGTGTCAAGAGAAACAATTGAAGAAACATGAATATCACAATCTGTTAGGAGAAGCAAAATTAGTGTTCAGTGCAAATCTACAAGAAACATTGGGCATATCAGGCTTCGAAGGTTTGTTAGTAGACACCATTGCGATGGTGCCAGACAGACTAAGTTACACAGAGATGTTTCATGGTATTTTCAAATATCCAACCCATTGGACAGAAACTAAAGAAGGCTACAAAGAAAATAAAGAGTTTTTGATTAAAAAAATTACTGAAGTGATGGAAAACTATGATTCATATCAAAAGTTAATAATAAAACAAAAGAAAATATTGCTGGATGAATTTTTTACAGGAGACATCTTGTACAAAACAATAAATGAAAGTACAATATAATCATGATATCAAAACAGATTAAGCAGAGAATTAAAGATGCTGGTGGCAAATTTTGGGCAGGAGATAATATTAGTGAATACATTCTAGATGGTGAAAAAGAACAACTTATACTAGAACTTACAGAAAAATTTGAAAATGTGCTGGACAGTTTGATCATTGACAGAGAAAATGATCCTAACAGCATGGAAACTGGTAGACGTCTTGCAAAAATGTATATCAACGAACTGATGAGTGGCAGATATAATCCTATGCCAAACGCAACTGCTTTTCCTAATCATGTTGAAGAAGGTTACAAAGGCATGTTGGTAGTGCGAAGCGAACTAAAAAGTATGTGTTCGCATCATCATCAACCAGTTACAGGCATTGCATATATTGGTATCATTGCCGGAGAAACACTAATAGGACTAAGCAAGTACACAAGAATAGCACAATGGTGTGCAAGACGTGGCACATTACAAGAAGAACTGTGCAATGACGTTGCAAAAGAGATTATGAAAGCAACTGGCAGTAATGATGTTGGGGTATACATTCAAGCAACACATGGTTGTTGTGAAAACAGAGGTATTATGGCACACTCCAGTTTGACACAAACAACTGTGTTAGAAGGAGCATTCTTGCAAGATCCAAACACAAGAAAAGAATTTATGGACAACATAAAATTACAACAAGAATTTGCTCCCAGATAATGAAAGTACACTACAAACTTCCAATAAAAAACATTAGTATTCCAAACAACATTGTATGGCAAGAGAATAACGACAACTACAAACAAGGGCCTTTTGTAAACTATACAAACAAAAATTATGAACATATCATGCAGAATTACGTTTATCAAAAACCTAATCCTATGCCTGAATGGGTAGATGACATACTAAAATATTTCGATCATTTCGATATAGTCGAACCGGCTTTATCCAAGATTCCTCCTGGTAAAGTATTACCACTGCACAGAGATACCTTATCAACATTTAGTAAAATACATAACATCACAGACCCGTCAAACATTATTAGATACATAATTTTTTTGCACGGGCATATGCCTGGTCAATTGTTTCAAATAGAAGATACAGTTTATTCAAGTTGGGAGAAAGGTAACTATCTATCATGGACCAGTGATCAATATCATGCTGTTTATAACATGAGCAATGTTGATCGTGTGGCATTACAGATAACCTGTGTAGGGAAAAACAAAGTAATATAATGATTTATCACACCAATAATACTAATGATAATTTTGTTTCAGGCTCTGTGCCTATCCCTAGCAAACGTGTTTATAATTTTTGGAAAAACATGGAGACAAACACAGTACAAGATATTTTTAATTACAATGTTGTGGATGAATACATAAATGACTACGTTAATTGGATTAAAGCAGATAAACTTAACAAATTAAGTGGCTTAGAAAATTTTCCTTGGCACAGTTACTCTTCTGGCACAACAGAAAGTTTCACTAACTTTACAAGTAGATATGGTAAAAGATGTTTTCGTTTTTTCAAAGGTGAGTACATGTTTCAAAAATTAAATGCAAGAAATAACAATTATATGTGGATGCATCTTGATGAAGGGCCTGTGTATGACAACGATGCTGTCATCATTAGTTTGCCATTTTCAGACTTTGGTACCGTACACCCTAGATTAAATACTGTGCTTGAACAGTGCAATGAAAGAAATGTTCCTGTGCTTATAGATTGTGCGTACATGTGTATTGCAAAAAATATTGAATTTGATTTTAATCAACCTTGCATAGACACAGTCACATTCTCATTGAGCAAAGGATTTTGGGGAATAGATAAACTGAGACTAGGGATAAGATTTCAAAGAGAAGATAGAGATGACAACCTAGATATCTATAACAAATGGAAAACTTTGCCATTACACAGTATTGCTATAGGTAGAAAGTTTATACAAGAATTTGAAACAAACTGGCTATGGAATGATTATGGCGGAAAATATCAACAGATATGTGATGCAAATAATTTAACGCCAACAAATTCAATCCTACATGCACTGGGAGGAGAACAGTATAAAGATTGGAATCGAGGCACATCAGTTAATAGGGTATGTGTATCAAATGCGTTAGGAGATATAGATGAGTGATTATACAGTAATTAATATCAGTGACAAAATTGATCTTAGACCTATCAGAGACTTCGCAAACACTTTACCACAAATTAGAAAATCCGTGCCTGATACAAATTTAGATCCGGAGCAGAGGGAAATTCAAAGCAAATATTACAATGACAACAATTCAAGTAAATTCCTTGCTTTTGGTGATGATGAAGATGTCAAACATCTGTTTAAAGATTTTGCCAAAGTAATAGATTTAGAAATGCTATCATACTGTTTAATATATCAATTACCCGGCACGTTTACTGGTCCACACTACGATTGCTTTTTTGGTTACTGTGATAGATTTGGTATAGATAGAAAACACGCTCCACATATTCAAAGACACGTGGTGTTTTTAGATGAATGGAAATTTGGGCAAATTTTCTGTTTTCCTACGTCTGTGTACGCTAATTGGCGTATGGGCGACATGATTACATGGCCTTATAAAACTATACACTCAACTGCAACTGCCGGACTTGCGGCAAGGATTGCACTAACTGTGACTGGTATAGACTCAGATTTATGGAGACAAATAAATGCCTAATTACAACATGGAAAGCAAATACGTTCACGAAGTGGACAACAATTATCGTACAGGATATGACCGCATATTTAAAAAGTCTAAGACCGTGTCTGGACCTAATAAAAATTTTGTTACATGGGATCAAGTGCATGAATACACAGACTTTTTATCTAAAGTAATTGAACATCAGCATTATGATGCAATCATCGGGATACAACGTGGTGGACTTATTCCTGCTGTGCTGTTGTCACATAAGTTGAATATGCCAATGCATACAATACAATTTTCTTTACGTGATTTAAAACAAGTTGGCAATATTGATTTGCCAAAAAAAGGTACATATCTAGTTGTTGATGACATAAATGATACAGGAGAAACTTTTACACAATTACAAGAAAAATTTAATAAGGCTGGATTATCTGTAAAGTATGCAGTGCTACACAATAATGTGCCTTCTAAATTCACAGTTGATCATTACGCTTTAGAAATAGATAAATCAAAAGATCCTGCTTGGATTGTATATCCATGGGAATCTAAATGAATGAATGGGGACGAGTCAAAAGAGTCCTAATAGGCACTGCTACCAGAGCCAAGTTGCCTCGAGTCAATGAGCATACTAGGTACGTTTACTATGCAGATAGAGATGCTGACAGTGTTCTTCCACAAGGAACCTATTCACAAACTATCATAGACGAAGCCAATGAAGATCTAGACACACTGGCAAACATATACAAAGATTTTGGAGCAGAGGTAGAAAGACCAAACATGAGTTGGTCATCCGACAGACATCATGCACTGTATTGTCCACGCGACACTATACTAACTGTAGCAGACCAAATTATTACTGCACCTATGTGTGTAAACACAAGAAAAGATGAATGGGTTAATATGCTGAGTCCAGGTAACCTAGGTGGTAAGTTTCCGGATCATGAGTTAACAGGTGCACATCTGTTTGACGATTCTGATTACAACACTGAGTGTGTGCAAAACAAAAATGTACTTGCACTGGGCAATCATAAACCCATGTGGGATGCCGCTAATGTGCTGAGAGCAGGGCGTGACCTGTTGTATCTTAAATCAAACACTGGTAATCTAGCAGGAGCAAAACAACTGCAAGACATTCTAGGCAATGAGTACAAAGTGCATGTGTTACACGATGTGTATTCATATTCACACATAGATTCAACTATCTGTTTGCTAAGACCAGGTCTAGCACTGATCAATCCTGCAAGAATAAAATCCAAAAATGATTTGCCCTATGCAATGCAAAATTGGGACATACTGACCTGTCCTGAACCTGTTGAAAAAAGTTGGACTGATCACTGCATGTCTTCTATATGGACCAACATGAATTTGGTTAGTTTAGATGAACGCACAGTGGTTGTGGACAGTATTCAAGAACCAACTATTCAAATGTTTGAAGCACATGGCTTTACAGTAATTCCTATCAATATGAGACATCAACGCACACTAGATGGAGGTCCTCATTGTTGCACCATAGAACTTGATCGCGAATATGATCTTGAAACTTACTTTGACAAGACCTAAATACTTCTATATAATAAAACAACATGGATGAGAAAAAATACTATTATTCGGAGATATTCCACTCTATACAGGGTGAAGGACACTACACAGGTGTGCCAACTGCTTGGATAAGATTTTTTATGTGTAATTTACAATGTAATGGTTTTGGGCAAATTAATCCTAGTGACCCAAGCACATATGAATTGCCATTCGAAACTTATGATGTGTCACAGGTTAAAAGAGTAGAAGATCTGCCAGTATGGGACAAAGGTTGTGATTCATCTTACACATGGGCAAAAAAATACAAACATCTTATGGGACAAGAAACTCCAACAGTCCTTGCAAACAAAATTGTAGATGCTTTAAAAACTGATTCAAATCCACAAGGCAAATTTTTACATCCTGTCACAAAACAAAGACAACATCTGTGTATCACAGGTGGCGAACCATTAATGATTACAGGACAGTCAGCCACTGTGGGCATTTATGAAGAACTGGAAAGACAAGACAACTTGCCGCTGTCGATGACATTTGAAAGTAATGGCACACAAAAATTGAAACAGCCATTCATTGATTGGGTAAACAGAATCGACACAGAAATATTTTTTAGTATAAGTCCTAAACTTTGGTCTGTTGCAGGAGAGAAGGCAGAAAAGGCCATTAAGCCCGAGATTGTTAAAGAGTACCATGATATTTCTAAAACAGGACAATTAAAATTTGTTTGTGGACACAAAGATGAACAATGGGATGAGATGGAACAAGCAATACAAAAGTTTAAAGATGCAGGAGTAGATTGGCCTGTATGGGTCATGCCTGTAGGAGCAAGAGAAGAAGAACAATCTGAAACAGCAGGTGCAGTAGCCAAACGTGCTTTCCAACGTGGTTATAATGTTGCGGCTAGAGTGCATGTTTATTTGTTTGGAAATAAAATTGGTACTTGATATTGACATTTACAGATTAATGCTTATAATATAATACATGTTTGATAAATTAAATCCTTTCAAGAAGACTAAGACTGAAGCAAAATCTAGCAACATTATTGACGAAAAAACAAAAGCAACTAAAAAAGGCGAACCCTACATAAAAGTTTTAGATACAAATGTTGATCCTAAAAATCCTAAATATGGATATTTCGAATTGGATTGGAATGAACATTTTGTAGCCAATTTAAAGAAACATGGATTCTCAGGCAACACAGATGAAGAAGTAGTCGATCACTGGTTCTCAGTCTTATGCAATACTATTGCAGAAGGAGAACAACCCATAAGGCCAGACAATACAATCGTTAAAGAAGAAAAACGAGAGGATGGCAAAACTGAAATCTCCTAAAACATATCTACTGTTTGATTCTGCAAACACATTCTTCAGAGCAAGGCATGTGGTAAGAGGCGATGACATGGCTACAAAAACAGGGTTGGCTCTGCATATCTGTATGAATAGTGTCAAAAAATGTTGGGAACGTTTTAAAGCAGATCATGTGATATTTTGTTTTGAAGGAAGATCATGGCGCAAAGATGTTTACGGTCCATATAAAGCAAACAGAAAAGAATCAAGAGATGCATTAACGCCTGCAGAACAAGAAGCAGATAAAATATTTTGGGAAACTTTCGACGAATTTAAAAATTTTGTCACAGACAAAACAAACTGCACTGTTTTACAACATGGACAACTTGAAGCAGATGATCTTATAGCAGGATGGACCCAAGCACATCCAGATGACAAACACATAATTGTTTCCTCAGATTCCGATTTTTATCAACTGCTTAATGAAAACATTTCGCAATACAACGGAATTACAGATACACACATCACAGACAAAGGTTATTTCGATGAGCATGGCAATGATATAATAGATAAAAAAACTAAAGAACCTAAGGCTCCACCAGATCCTGCATGGTTATTGTTTGAAAAATGTATACGAGGAGATTCTTCAGATAATGTATTCTCTGCATTTCCTAAAGTAAGAAAAACAAAAATGCAAGAAGCATTCAAAGATAGAAACAATCAAGGATTTATTTGGAACAATATGATGCTGAGTAGATGGCTTGATCATCATGGCAAAGAAAGAATTGTCAAAGATGAATACGCAATAAATCAACAGTTAATTGATTTGACTAGACAACCTGATCATATCAAAGAAATAATTTTTGATACAATAAGTGTTACTACAAAATCACCAAAACAGGTTGCAAACGTTGGTATTCATATGTTAAAATTTTGTAGTAGACACGATTTAGTGAGGATAAGAGATAATGTTAAATTTTATGCAGAGCCTTTCAACGCAAGACTCAATCAAGACCAAACAATTACTGCCTGATAGATTCTGGATTATTGAACACAACGGTTCAAGGATAGGTACTATTCAAAGACACGATTCAAACCAATTCATAATTACTGGCACAGACTCTTCTGTGGCCACACTTACTTTAAATGAAGTCACTGAAAAATTTGACTTGTTTTCTGATGCAGTTGCAGATACTGTAGAAGTTGAGGTTCCAAAAGAGTGTTATGAGTATCCTACAAAGCACATGCCATACAATGCAGTATATGATGTGCAACACAAACTGCCGTTGTACTCTAAATCACCAAACTCGAAAAACATGTATGCGGCAGGTTACTACTGTGTGAAGTTTTCAAAAGGGTGGGTCAAAGGATTTTGTCCTAAGTTATCCACAATTTTAGAAAATGAATATGAAGGTCCATTCAAAACAGTGATCGAACAAAGGAAAGTATTCTCAGATGTCAACAAAAGTAGATGATACTTTACATCTTAAGAACTTTATCGAAGAAGTAAACAGAGCGGATAACACACGTCAACGAGAAATAAAAGTGGATATTGAACGTGCAAAGAGAATTAGAAATGCTCTGACTACTCTTTTAATTCATTATGTTGAGATACAAAGTAGAAGAACAGAATCCGAAGGTAATTCGGTAAGTATGGATGGAGGAGAATTTCAATGAATATAGTATGGACCAAGCCAAATTGTCCTTTCTGTGACATGGCAAAGAATTTATTAGACTCAAAAAACATCACTTATGAAGTAAGAGAGTTAGGTGAGCAATGGACACGTGAGCAATTGCTAGAAGCATGTCCAGGTGTAAGGACAGTACCACAGATTATATTGGATGAGGTTCATGTCGGCACTTACGATAATCTTAAAGAGCATTTGTCCACATAAATCATTCAAAATAGCAGATAAATACTGTTATAATGTCGAGACCCAAACCAAAGACGCTTTTACAGTATACTAACAAAAAATCCTACAAGATGGAAGAAGTGTTAGAGTCAACTGCCATATGGGCAGTATTTTATAAAGGCAAACCAATCAATCTTAAATCATCATCTATAATTTCGAACTATCCTGGCCCAAAATACAAAAAAGTTTCTTTTTCAAATCCAGGTCATGCTCACAATCTTGCTCAAAAATTAAATGACATGTTCAAATGTCAGGACTTTGCTGTGTACGAACTCAGTGAAGGTAAATTATTGCAAGATGAAACTAACTAAATCCAAACTATCAGAACTTCTAAAGACACAGTGTGATTTAAAAATGTCATGTGAGAAGATCATAATCATGTCATTTCTGAATCCTAGAGATGAAGACAGTCACTTTCAACTGCATTATAAAGGTTTTCATCTAATGAAATTTGCTAAATTCAAATATTACAAAATACGATTGAAAAATAAGTTGTCAATGAAGAATTGGTTGACTCTAGATCGTAACTGTCCATCCCCATATTACATAAACGGCAAAAAAAACTATGTGTATATGTTTGCACAAAAACCAGCAGTGATCCTTCAATTGTTGGATGGTGACTTAGATTCCTTCCAAATATAGCGAGTTTTGTATGGTTGACACTTGAGTATGCGGCTCTATAATAGTAAACATAAGGAGTGTTAACAAAGATGAGCAAAACAGTTGAAACTACAAGACAAATAGGGCCTAGCCAGGCCATCACAGCATTAAAATACTGTGTAAAATTACAAAGACCAGTAATGATATGGGGTGCACCAGGTATTGGTAAGTCCGATATTGTTAAACAGATTGGGGACGAACAATCACGTGAAGTGATTGATATTAGATTACCTTTATGGGAACCAACAGACATCAAAGGTATTCCATTTTACAATTCTAAATCTAATGCAATGGAGTGGGCACCACCTATTGAATTACCAAGTGATCCTAAGAGCAATGCTATTTTATTCTTAGATGAAATAAATGCGGCTCCTCCTGCTGTGCAGGCCGCGGCATATCAACTTATTCTTAACAGACAGGTTGGTGCATACAAACTGCCAGAAGGAGTTTCTATTGTGGCCGCTGGTAACAGAGAAACAGACAGAGGTGTAACATTCAGAATGCCTGCTCCTCTTTCTAATCGTTTTGTCCACATAGAAGTAAAAGTGGATTTTGACGATTGGTTTGAATGGGCCACTACTAATAGCATTCATGCAGACGTAGTAGGATACTGTTCTTTTGCGAAACAAGATTTATATGACTTTGATCCTAAAGGATCTTCGAAGGCATTTGCTACACCAAGAACATGGTCATTCGTGAGTCAATTATTAACAGAACACCTACCAGACAATACACTCACTGATCTGGTTGCAGGTGCAGTGGGGGAAGGCACAGCGATCAAATTTATGGCTCATCGTAAAATTGCCGCTGACCTTCCTAACCCTACTGACATCTTACAAGGCAAAGTAAAAAAGATGAAGAAAAGAACTGAAGTAAGTGGTCAGTATTCATTAGCAGTTAGTATGTGCTATGAATTAAAACAGTTTGCTGACAACAAAGACAAAGACTTTGATCAAAAAGCAGATAATTTTTTAGACTTTATGATGGAAAACTTTGACACTGAACTTACTGTGATGGGTGCTAAGATTGCATTGTCTACTTACAAACTACCGATGAAGCCAAGTAAATTAAAATCTTTCAACAAGTTTCATGAAAAGTTTGGCAAGTATGTTGTAGCGAGTATGGAAAATGCTTAGTCCACAAGAAGAAAAAATCACAACTGCTAGAATATCACTGCTGTTGAAAAAACCTTTCTTTGGCAATATGGCCACTAGATTGGTTTTGAAAGAAGATGCTAACATTGAGACAGCGGCTACAGATGGCAAAAACTTATGGTATGCACCTAAGTTTATTGATAGATTAGATATCAAACAGGTTGAATTTTTACTTGCTCATGAAGTACTACATGTTGCATTTGAACACATGCTAAGAAGAGGCGACAGAGAACCTCAAGCATGGAATGTGGCCTGTGATTATGCAATCAATCAGATTCTGATCGACGAAGGCGTAGGCAAAGCACCAACAGGCAACGATGCTCCACTAGTGGACCATATGTACAAAGGACTTGCATCAGAAGAAATATATGGGCAATTAGAGGACTGGCAGAAAAAACAAGAGACTTTAGATGTACATGTTGACCTAGACAAAGGTGAAGGCACAATAAAAGATAAACAGGGCAATAAGAAAAAGATTAAAGTGGGTGCTGGAATGACCAAACAAGAGCAAGACGCACTTAGAGATGAAATAAAAAATTCCTTGTTGCAGTCTGCGAAAGCGGCACTATCCGCAGGTGGTCACAGTGCAGGACAATTACCAGCAGGACTTGAGAGATTAATCACAGACATTTCTGCTCCTAAACTTGATTGGCGAAGTTTACTTAGAAACACAATTAAAAGTCAAATCAAAAACAATTATTCTTGGATGCGTCCTTCACGTAAAATGTATTCTACTAATGCAGTATTACCAGGATTAGATGTTGAAAATTCACTGGACATTGCAGTATCAATTGATACATCAGGATCAATATCAGACACAATGTTAAAAGATTTTCTTTCAGAAATAAATGGTATTGCAGATGAGTTTGATGCTTACAAAATAAAAGTTTGGTGTTTTGATACAGAAGTTCATGCTCCTGAAGAATTTGAAACATGGGATGGTAAGGATATTACACATTACCAACCTGCAGGTTATGGTGGTACTGACATTGCTGTAAACTGGAAATGGATGCAGGAAAATGAAGTAAAACCAGAACTATTGGTTTGCTTTACTGATGGCGAAACATGGGATCGATGGGGTGATTCCGACTACTGTGATACTTTATGGGTTATACACAGTGGTGACAGAATAAAACCACCTTTTGGACAGACCGTTTATTATTCTTGACAACAAGGGCAAAGATAAATTATAATATACGTATATTATAATATTAAGGAGACGACATGTCAGTAGATAAAACACAAACAACAGCAACAACTGAAGCGCCACAAGACGGCACAGTTGCTACACCACAAGCAGAGGCTCCGGCCCTTACTGTGGCAGACTTAAGAAACGTAAGAACAATCATCGACATCTCATCACAACGCGGATCATTTAAAGGTGGTGAATTAAAAACAATAGGCGAAGTGTATGACAAGTTAGATGCATTCCTAAAAGGCGTTGATGCAAAAGCAGAAACAGAAGGCACTAAAAAAGTTGACAATGCTCCTGTAGCAGAGGCGGCAAAATGAAACACCTAGGACAGGTTAAAACAACTAGTTCAAAGGTTGTGATTGTAAACAGAACATTACCAGGCGACCCCTTGTCTTGTTTGCTTATTCAAAAAGAAGGACTGCGACCATTTGAAGAAGATTTAGTCATGGATCTATTGCAATCTCCAGAAGGACAAGAAGCATTTGAGTTTGCTCATGTATTAGGAAGACACAAAATGCCTCTAGCAGACTCCAACAATCCTAATGAACAGAGTGCGGGTACCAGTATCCAAGGCATCTCTGCACTAGAACATTTACACACAAAAGGATTGTTACAGAAACAACCAACTGAAAATGTTCTGGTTACTACACCTGGTCAAGATGCTATTCAATTAGACAAATTGAATGCAATGATTGCAGAACAAAAAGGCGTAAAAGTCGACGGACTAGCAATACAACCAGATACAACTGCATCTGGTGATAGCGGAAAATCACAGGCGAAACTTATGTTGAATCGTGCAGAAAAACTAGAAAAACAAATGCTGGCAATGAGAGAACGTGCCTATGAACTCGATCCGGATACAAGACCAAAAAAAGGCAGACCTAAAAAGAACGCGGACGAATAAGTTGGCTAGGGTATTCACCAATGATGCTTTAGAAGTTTGCGATAACGCAGGCGTCGATGGTCGCTATGAAATGATATTGTTAGCGGCACATAGAGCCAGAAAAATAAGAGAAAGCGAACTTGGCAGAGGAGAAAGAAACACAGTAGAAGCACTTCGAGAATTTGAAAGAGGTGAAACAAATTTTACTGAACTGAAAGACTCCTTTGTACAGTCGTTACAAACAGTACACCCGCCAAAAGAAGAAATTGAAGAATGAAAATACTTGTCTTTGGCGGGGCAGGATTTATCGGACATCACTTAGTAAATCAATTACAACATCAGCATGATATCTGTGTGTACGATAATTTTACAGTGTTCGGCTTACGTGCTGAATATTTAAAAAGAGAACTGATCCAAAAAAGAACAGAACAATGGTATAATGTTGACACAGTAAGTGGGTCAGTGATAGAAAACTCGTTGATCCAGCATACATTTGAAACTTTCAAACCAGATGTGGTTGTAAATCTTGCGGCATATCCAAGAGTAAGTTTATCAGAAAAATATCCTGTACTGAGTGCAGAAGGCATGATTCAAGGATTAATTAACACCATGAATTACCCAATAAAAAAATATGTGCATGTGAGCAGTTCCAACGTATACGGAAACTACCAAGATGACGCTGATGAAAGTTCTTTGTGTGCTCCAATTAATCTGTATGGTTCATTAAAACTAACACAAGAGTATTTGATTAAATCAAATGCAAAAATAAAAGGATTTGCTTATAATATTTTAAGACCAATTTGTGTATTTGGCAACTATGATCTAGGAGATAGATTAGTTCCAAAATTTGTTAAACAGGCTATTAACAATGAAGATATATTTTATGCACAAGATACTACAACTGATATAACATATGTTTCAGACATGATTCAGGCTATGCAACTTTCAATTGAAAGCGATGTAGACAACGAAACATTTAATGTAAGCAGTGAACACACAGTAACCTTAAAACAACTTGCTGAACATATTGTATCCTATTATAAAAGCAACAGTAAAATGATTCCAGTTAGTAGAGAAAAATATTTTCCTAATAGAGGTTCATTGAAAATTGACAAACTGAAAAATTTATTAAAATATGAAAGACAGTTTGATTTACACAAAGCACTAGAACATCTAGACGCTGATAGCATTTACTAGTTTAAACTTTGCTTTAAGCCAGTTTTCATCATAAAGACACATTAGTTCAGATTCTGCTTTACCCAACCCAAATTCTTTTCCTTGGTTTGCACCTTTCAAACACCATTCACTATTTTTTCCTTCTGCGATAGAGCACCAAGCATCCAGCCGCATTTTGTCTTCTGACTTTTTATTCATTTTCATTACACCTGCTGATAATTTTGCACACTCTCTGAATGCAGATCTCCATGTCATGTATGGAGTTTGATTAAATTCTGCGATCGTGGACAGTATTTTTACATGTTCAAAAGGCATACTACAAGAAAAATCTACTCCCCAATCTTTAATGTCACGCACAATATTTGTCGGATACAATTTAATGCCATAGCCACCATAGGTAAGCCCATTTATCGGAATGTAAGAATCAAATGCATAACACTTAGATTCTGCTAATCTATCAGGTTCGAAATCAAAATTAAAATCCGGATGCACTTGACTCTTAGCAAACACTGCCCAAAAATAAGGTGCTTCACATATGGCTGCCGCTTGTTTGTATGCATGTACCATGCCTATGCCTTTTGTATCATGCATTCTTATAACATCCAAATTCCTATCAACCAATTTTTGATAATTTTCATCAGCATTTGTTTCTTCATATGAGAAAAAATATATTGGAAATTTGCTTTTTATTTCTGCACCTGGATAATATTTTATGTGCGGATAGTCATATAGTTGATCCACTACGTAAGATTTTGCTTCCCTTGGTACACACATTACATTCTTGTTTGGACCAAACACATCAATATTAAGGTCATCCCATCTACTTGGATAGTGTTTTGGCAACACATCTTTCATTGGGTTTGTGATCTCCACAAACCATTCATAGTGATGAGTGAAAGTATGGTTTTTTATTGCTTCCGCACAAGACGTAGATAAATCAAATACATTTACTGGTAATGGTTGTACCTGTACATGATGCTCCCTAATTTTAATGGAGTCAAACCATTCTAATTTTTGCAGTGTGTGTAATTGATCTTTGAATTCCTGCACTGGCACATAAAACGTGTAGTCACCAAATGTGTGAATAAATTTTTCTTCACCTATATCAGGATGCCAAGTAAAATCAAAATTATCATAAGCACAAACAGATGATGTGATCCATATGTGTGACTCTTCTGTTTTATTACACATACGTTTAATAAAGTTAAAAAAATTGGAGTTGAGTCTTTCTCCTTCTTGCTCATGTGGCATCATGTTGGTAGCATGAAATCTTGGCGCTGATCTTTGTCTGGTTACTGTGTGTTCATGGAATTGCCATGCAGTGTCAGATGTATGTTTTTGATTTACAAGATAAGTGTGTGAGTTTTTTGCGTGTTGATCACCAAACACTTGTACAAAGTTTTGTTCCCAATCAGGAACTCTATAATCAAAATTAAAATCAGTATAATTGTTTTTCGAGTCTATGATCCAGAACCATTCTGTGTTTGCTGTATAATCAGTTAAGGTGCCATTGTACTCAAAACAATCGTACATCAGGAACAAACTTTGATGCCGTATTTGGCTTCGAATCTGTCAGCATCTTCTCTAGTGTTAACCATAGGTTCCCCACGAATGTTAAGAGATGTATTAAGCAACATAGGGCAACCAGTTTTCTCATACCATTTTTCTAACAACATTCTAAAACCAGGTGAATCATCCTTGCCTACTGTCTGCACTCTGGATGTTCCATCCACATGGATAATGGCAGGAAACTCATGTGGTTTTTTACATGTGCCAACAAACTGCATGTATGGAGAATCATCAGTGCATATATCAAAATACTCATTTACATGTTCTTTCAGTATTGCAGGAGCAAAGGGTCTAAATTTTTGTCTACGTTTAATTGCATTCACTTGATCTTTAATTTCAGGACCTCTAGGATCTGCTAGAAGTGATCTATGGCCTAAAGCACGTGGCCCAAATTCAGCACGTCCAGACGCTACTCCGACTATTTTATTGGCATCTAATTCAGTGATAATTGCGTCTACAGGGTATGGATTGTCTATATTGGTACCAATGTACGGCCCCGGCCATTTTACCCTTTTTCCATGCTCTGCAAGTGCGGCTCCTAGTGATGATCCACAGTCTCCTGGATTGGGCATAATCCATACAGAATCAGCATGTCCAAATATGTGTGAATTTGCCACACAGTTCAGAGCCACTCCTCCTTGATAGATTAAATGGTTATTACCATGATTAGTGTGTGCCATTGCTTTTTTGGTATATTCTACTACGAACTCTTCTGCCACTGCTTGAATACTAGCGGCTATGTCCATTACATCTGCTCCTGGCAAATAGTTTCCTAGTCCTTCATGCACATTCTTCTTCAATTCAAAAGGATAATAACTTGCAATAAAGTCTTTTTTTATTTTGTCTTTGTAGATCGGTTTGCCCCATCCTGCCATACCCATGGTGATGTATTCTTCATCCATTGGTTTTAAATTACAACGGAGAGTGAATGCTGAATACAACAATCCAAAAGAATGTGGATATTTGCTGTTGAACAGATGTTTCAATCCTCTCCTATCATCATATTCCCAAACGGAGCAAGTCAAAAATTCTCCAATAGCATCCAACACAACTACAGTGCCCATGTTCATTGGACCAGTAAATGCACCGGCAGCCGCATGCGAATAATGATGGTCAAATGTTTTTACCGGCGCTGTGATGCCAAACTGTTTCATGTATTTTGCTGGTGAACCTTCTAGGCCAACATAGGCATATTCACCTGTAACCATTTTGCGTATATTTTTTTTCCAAGGCTTTTCGTACCATGCAACCACATCTGGCATACCATACTGCATGGCTTCCTTGACCATGTCAATGTGTAAACCTTTGTCATGTTTTTTGCCTGAATATCTTTCACTGTGAGCGCCGAATACAATTTTACCATCTTTGATCACGCTCAGTCCTGCATCATGAAAATGTGCAGATACTCCCCAAATAGTTTTACTCAATTTTTTATTCCTAGTTCTGCCCTATGTTTGTGCCAACCTTGTTTGACACAATGACTATGGTTGTGTTCTATAACATCTTTCATTTCTTCTATAAAATTGTACATTTTCTCTTGCCTGCTGTCAATACTGTCAATTACTTTGCAAATAGCGTTCACTCTATCAACTCCATGCATGTCGTCATAATCTTCGTTCCACCATTTGTTAAAAGTTTTAAAACCTAATTTGTGCAACAAACCTAAATGTCCTTGTCCTGCCATTATCACAAAAGGCTTTTTGAACAACATGGGTCTGATTGTTTTTTCTGTGATAAATGTGGTGTTATTAGCAGTTTCAGTTTCACTCACAATATCAACAAATATGTTATCATAGTGATGTTTTATACCTAAGACATTTTCTGGAAATTGTAACAATACACCTTTGCGAAAATGTTTTACTCGTATATTGTTGTGCGGTGCAGATAATAATATTTGTTTGTATTTCTCAGCGTCCTGTTCACTATAAAATTCTTTCAGTTTTTTTATTGTGTAATCTGTAAATGGAGGTTTACCTGCGCCAGTCCAAAAGGTATGCAAACAATTATTTGTAGATTTAACCTTGTCGTGCAATACTACTCTGTCCCAACTAGGTCTTCCAATAAAATGACCAAAAAGTTTTTCTGGTTGTGCGACATATTCTGTGGCCCAATCAACGTTAGATCTTTTTATTAGATCTAACCAATATGGTTTTCTATACACAATTTTGCAAGGATAATTTGCCTGATAGTCACATATCTCTATTGTGATATTATCTATGTTGATGTTTTTTTCTTTTGCTGTTTGTAAAATTTTGTCCCAAGCACCGTTTTCATACAGATTGTAACCTTCTGGATACATGTCTAACACAGGATCCTGTGATTTGGATATACACAAATTAAAATAGTCTTCTAAAGCAGTGGCAAAGTTATTGAAAACAACACCGACGTTAACATACTTGAGCAAAGGCATTTTTTTCAAAACAACACTCCTATGCCCATATGTCTTATTCTAGTAAGACTCATAAATTTGTATTGCTGTGCTTGAACACCCGGTAAATGCATATCGTGTAGCAAAATAATATGATCCGGAGATACAACTTGTTTCAATTTCATCATGGTTGTGTCCATATAAAAACTATCGTGTGAATGATCGACAAACACCCAATCAAATTCAGTGTCCACAGTGTCTAACCAGATGTTGCTGTCTTTATTGATGTAATCTATGTTATCAAACATTTGTAAATTGTGTTTGGCTTTTTCTTGTTGTTCTTTGAATATTTCTACTGTGGTAATTTTTGCATCAGGGTCGCAAAAACTTGCTATGATAGATGTGCTTAATCCTTGATATGTACCTAATTCTAAAATAGTTTTTTTGCCCGACAAAGTTTTTTCTATTACTCTTGCTTCGTCTCTGTGCATCCAGCCTTCTATGCCAAATTGAAGCATGCCGTCCTTGTTATGTTTTAATTCTGCTAAAGATTTAATTTTCATAACATTCTATTTCACTATCATTCCATACACTAACATTGAACTTATGCAGGTGTTTTTCATATCCTTTGTTTGCTACATGTTCAAAATTATGTTCTAACACAGATTGCATTTCTTTCAACATATTCTTCCTTGCACTGTGACCCATGTCAGCAATATTTTGCATTCTTTTTTGTATTCCTATAAATTTTGATTTAAAATTAAGATTATCATATTCTTCGTCGAACCATTTGTCAAAAGTTTGAAAACCTAATTGGCGTAATTTTTCCAAATAGTTAGTCCCGCACATGGCTAAAAAAGGTCTTTTAAACAACATTGGACGCACAGTTTTTTCTGTAATGAAACAATTTTCATCAGACGTATCAGTTTCATGCATAATGTCCACAAAGGTTTGTTGATACGTCATCTGTAATGGTTTAATATCGTCAGGCCAATTAGGACTTGATTTTATTGCATTAAAGGGATCTAAATTTTGTAGTGGAGTATCTAATGTATCACTTACAATTTGTTTTATTTCTTGATTGTTATAATGTCCTGTATTTTTTAAATTTACTATTATATCAGACAAACTTTTTTCCACATTGGCAAATCCATGCATAGAATAATAAGATATGTCAGCATATCTGTTCTTGATGTAACTGTGCATTGCACATCTATCCCAAGTCATTCTTCCTATGAAATGTCCGAAATGTTTTGCAGTGTAATGAGTAAACTCTATATTGTTTTCCTGTGCATATACAGATGCTTTGTCTAAGAAATAAGGAGTGTGTTTTATAACCTTGCAGTGATATTCTGCTGACATATCTCCAGTCACTAACGTGATGTCCGTCTCATTAAATCCACATGCTTTTGCTATGGCCAGTATAGCATCATAAGTCTCTGCTGTGTGTAGGTTGTAACCTTCTGGATAAAGATCAAGAATAGGATCATTATTATTTTTTTTACACCATGTAAAGTAATTGGTTAGATCACTAGTAAATTTTCCTAATCCACTATACAGATATCCTATGCCAGTAATAGGCCAAAGTTTTAGTTTCATTTTTTGTCAACAGGGTTACCATGTTCATCTTCGTAATACAAACTACGGTGTGGTTTTTCTTCTGGTATGCTGTTGGACGTATAATAAAATATTCTAAATCCTACACGTGCCACTGTGTCTGGACAGGTCATAGGGTGTGGATGACCATGTCTTAATTTAGGATGATATTTCCACATTAACAGTGTGTTAGGTTCAGGAGTGATTTCTGCCACAGTTTCTGTGTTTTCTAAGTTTCGAAACTGTAATCCTCCCTGCCAGTCAGATTGCCATTCTTTACTAAGATATAAAATTAGATTTAATTGTCTATTAAGATGTAATTCTTCATTCCAATTAAAATCTGTATGCATTTTAAGACTGTGACCTTTATAGGATTTCATCAACCCTGCTCCAACCATATGTGGATCAGGAATAAGTTTGGATTCTTTAGTGAACTGTTCTAACCAAGTTACAAATTCAGTTGAATTCATTTCTAAATTCAGTTGCCTAATAAGTGGTGCCACATCACCGTAATTATTTGTGCATTCTTCCATGTATGAACCATTCCTTGTAAATCTTGTCCATCTTTGTTTTGGAATGTCTTCAACTTGTTGTGCTAATTTTTTAAACAGTTCGTCTGGCAAAAAATTAGGTAGTGCTATCCAAGGCACTGGATCTGCAGTATGATAATCCATACTAAAGTGCCTTGCAGAGTATTTGTTGGTTATTTCATTAATATTGATCATATCAATGATAGATAAAAGGATCTTTCTTTTTAAGTTCTTTAATTTTTTTGCGATATTGGAGTTCTAGTTTAATTTTGTGAAACAAACTTTTAATCCAGGATAACATTTAGATATTTAACATGCCTTTTAACAGTGTGCATGCCTCTTGATGTGCTTGATGTAACGGGTGTTTATATTTGCCTACAGGAAAATTTTTGTCTGAGCACCATTCTATAAAACCTTTGCCTTGGAAAGAGTGCATAGTAAGTTCTGCAACATCATCGCATGCTGGCAAAAATACATATTGAGCACCCTGCGACTCCAGATACCCTTTCACTGCCAGCATACATAATTCAGTTTGAAACATATACTGTTTGTGACCTGTGTAGGTGTAGATCTTTTTGGATAACTCTGGAATTCCTATTTCATTCAGTTGTTGAGAATACTCTCGATATTCATCAAATGCTTTGATATCGTAATCCCATGAATTCGGAGCAAGGTCCAACCAAGTTGTTGGCTGATTATTTTTTCCTTTAATTAACTGATTTAGATGCACACCAAAACGTGAAGGATACGTCCATTGCACTATGTAGAATGATTGCCAATCTGCTTTGCTTTCTAGTATCTGTTTTGCAATGCCTTGGTTAGATGCAGAAGGATATGCTACACAATTATATTCCACACCCAAGTGCTTGGCTGTTAAAGCAGGGTACGTTAGTTGTGAATATGGTACTTCATCGCCAAGTTCTGATCCATGTATAAATGAACATCCTGCTGATACAATTTTCTTTATATTTCTGTCCACCAGTCCAATACTCTTTCATCTCTGTTTAATATTTTCGTTATATCTTGACCTCTTATTTTGTCGATGCTTTCTTGACGTTGTTTGCCTTTTTGTGTCGCTGTAAAAGTTTCTCTAGTTTTTAAGTTTTTTAAAACATCTATTAATGCTTTTTGTTTTCTAGTAGCACGAGGTTCCATATATGCAAGTGCTTCATCAATTATTGTGTGCAACAGCATTTTAGGCAGTGCTAGTGGACTTAGGATTTCTTCATCGCTGAAAGTGAACATAACCTTTGTTAATATTTCAGTATCTAATTCTTTGCTTAGGTCAAACATATTTTTTAGTTCTAATAAACCAGGCATTGTCAGTGTGTAGTCTAGTCTCATTTCTCTAGACGTTTTAGACACTGCTAACCCTTCTTTGAAATTGCGTAACCACTGCTGATAATTTAATCCATCTCTAATATATTCACCAACTTCTCCTGTGCCATCCAATGAAGAACATATTTGCCAGTCTTGAAAATGTGGTACAAGATCAAACAGTTTGATGCCTTTAAAAGTGGTCTTACTTAAATTTGTGTTGTATCTCACACAAACTTCTTTTGCAAATCCTAATTCTATAATTCTCTGCATGGCTTTCCAGTGCATGTCCCACATCAAAGGTTCTCCTCCGCACCAGTATATTTCTTTTATTTTTTTTGTTTCAACTGCATCAACAAATTCTTCCACAATTTGTGTATCTTGAAATTTTTTAATTTGTTCTCTTAATGGCGATGCCATCCATGGTTGTGATTCTTTGCTCCATGTGTTATTTTTTCTTGATTCTGCTTCCCAACTAGAACTGAGCATGTCTCCACACATCCTACATTTAAAGTTACACAAATTGTTGAATCTGTAGTCAAAACTCACAGTTTCCATTGTAGTAGCACCTTTGTTGTCCGTTGTAGCAAATGCTTCGTCTATTTTATTTTCAAACAGTTTGTTCCAATAAGATCTGTACACGTCTGTGTTTAAAAGTTTATGATCACACACTTCACATTCTGAAAGTTCTTCTCCTGCTAACATACGTAAACGCACTGATTTCATATGATCTGAATTCCAATGTTCTTTCAGTGTTTGCGGTTTATACTCACGGGCATTATTATCTGTGTCTATATACTGCTTAAAACTTTGTGCAGACTCCCTAGATGCACAACATAAACGTCTTTCTGTTTGGGGAGATAGATAGGTGTGTGTCCATGGAGCCATACAAAACGTTTTATTGCCTTCACTGGGTTTTAATCGTTTCATACCAGTTCTTTCAATTGCGGAAATGTTACAGCAAACGATTCTTGTCTAAATTTATCACTGGCTGTAATTTTTAATCTTCTGGCTTCATCCATTGTGGCAGAGTGCAAATTTTTATCCATCATAAAATCTACTGCACCTTTAAGTTGCTGTTTGTGAAAATTGTTATTATTGTATTTTAACAGTTTTTTTGCAATTTTTTCTTTTAATTTTTTTGGAAGATATTGTACATTCCATTCTTTGGCTTCGTGCAAATAATTGTAAAACACATAATCAAAATCTTGTGTCTCTATCCAGTCGGCCATCTTGTCTAGATAGTATATGTTTTGTATGTTAATTGTACAGCACACTTGCGTTTTAATATTCTTGTGTGTGTTTTTAAGCCTGTTAAACTTTTTTACATTTGCAACCACTTTTTTCCATTCTGCACCATGACGTTGATATTCAAATCTTTTGCCCATGTCATCAATAGAAAACGCTATTTCGACTTCTGCAAACTCTGGCCATATGCTTTCTATAGCACGTTTAGGATATGTTGTGCCATTTGTGTTGTAGTGAATTTTTTGACCACCTGCATGACCTAACACAGCACTTTTCTCTAGCAAAGTAAAATGTTCTTCGATTAAGAATGGTTCACCTCCTGTAAATTCAAAATATTCAACTGTAGGCAAAAGCGATTGAATATCGTTCCAGAGGTCAACTTCTTTACGTGGCCATTGGCCTTGTTGTAACCAATCTTTAGCATGTTTATTGCCTAACACAATTTCTTCTTTTGCCCATTTTGAAGATGACCAAGATCCACATATTCTGCATTTTAGATTACAAATGTTACCTAGTTTAAGATCTAAAAATTTAATGTCCAACCTATCAGTGTTTACTCCAAATTTTTTATTGGAAATCATACGCTTAGAAGTGCCACCTGCTGATTCTAAACTCCAACATTTAGCACAGGTTTTAGGCATACCGCCCTCTAAAAACTCCTGTCGCAAATTGCTCATATATGTTGAATGGAAAGCATCACCGATACTGTCACCTTTGGCAATATCATAAGGGATGTTGTTTACACCTAGAATAGATTCTTCAGCAAGACAACATGGTCTAAATTCTCCTAGTGGAGTTGTCTCAATGCTCATCCATGGCAGTGTACAAATTTTAGACAAGTATCTCTCCTAATTCGGGTACAACATCTACAAGTTTTTGTTTTCTTCTTTGATCAAGCAAATTGGTCATTTCTACAAACTTTGGCAATAAATGTGTCTTATCAGATGACATCATGAAATCTATAGTAGACGCAAATCCATTATAGGCTCTTTTAAGTGTATCTTGCTTTTCTATGCTCTGCATGTGCAACTCAATTTTTGTCTTAATTTTTTCTTTTATATGTTGTGGCAAAATATCTATCCTATAGTGCAACGGATCTTGTAATATGTTCATGTGCAAATCACTAGGCCCTAAAAATCCTTTGGCCATCCAATCTTTATGAAAATCTGATATATGATCAACATTCATCACACTCACTGTTGGCGAAATATAAAAATCCACATTGGGACATTTTTTCAACATCTCTTCTCTATTGTGTTCTACATCTGCCCACACTGTGCCGTTCCTTACGTATTCAGCACGAGGACCCATAGCATCCAAAGACGCTCCCACAGATACTTGTTTAAATTCTGGCCATATATCTAGCACGTTAAGGTCTTTGTACGCCATTCTAGTAAAGTTAGTGTTGTATATCAGTCTGACTGAGTCTGCTTTGCCTAAACGTATCAGTTCTTTCAAAATTTTATAGTGCTCTTCCATTATCAGCGGTTCGCCGCCAGCAAAATAGACTTGCTCAACCATAGGCATATATGCAATCAGTTGACTGTAAGCATCCATTTTTGTTGTGCCGGCATAGGTTATTTTGTCATGATTTGGTTTGCCCCATAATGCTACTTGATCATCGTACCAATTCGAAGAAAACATAGATCCGCATGATCTACAAGATAGATTACAAAGATTGGAAAATCTTATATCCCAGTATATCATGTTTACATCATCATATGCACCATCATCTTTTGTTTTTTTAATTTTGTCTATGTGATGACCAAAATGTATGTTTGAAGATTCTCGCATTGAAGTCCAGCCATGTGCCTCTTGCTCATAACATTTGGTGCACTGTTTGCTTGGTTTGTTGGACAGCATATTGGTCCTGATAGTTTTCATATCATCGCTGTTCCATAATTCTTGTATTGTGTTTTCCTTCATTGACCCAATTGGATGTTCATGCTTTGCTAGACAGCATGGATATGCATTGCCATCTGGATATGCGTGAAGATGTGTCCAAGGTAACATGCAAAAATACTTGCTATCTGTCAGCAACTGTTTTTCTTTGTCACTTAAAGTGTTTACATCTACTTTTGTTGGCATTTTGTCTTTATAACTCATTGTACCATGCTACCATTTCTTCACTGAACGTATTTGTAAAATTTTTATTACGTCTTTTGTCATATTGTTTATAAAAATGTTTAAAGTCTTGCTGTAATCTATCCAGAGAATCTGCTCCAGAGTGTGGCGTTTTAACAACATCTAAGTAGTCGATAAGTCTGTGTATTTGATTGTATTCATGTTCATGTAATAAGTCTTTGTAGATTTTTGCTTGATATTTTAGTTTGTGGATTGCTGTTTGTTTTATTGACTCGGGCAAAACCACTGCCGACTGAAAGGAAGGAAAACGCAATATGTTCAATGTAAAGTTAGGAAAATTTTTGCCATATTTTTTTTTCAGGGCAACCATCCAATCTATAAGACTGTCTAGAGAGTCCAAACACAATGCATTTACAGTACACATTACATGCAGTCGTGAAAGGTTACCTTCTTCTATCAATCTAAACACATTGTCTCGCCATTGTTTAAACTTCATTCCATCTCTGATGTAGTCTGCTTGTCCCCACATTGCTTCTGCAGATGTGTAAACGTCGAAATGTTTTACGTGATGTGATGCTTCGATTAATCTGTCCATTAATTCTGGTTTAGGACACAGATTGCTATTGATTGCAAGTATAGTTTCGCTCTTGCTATGATTTGCCTTGAACCAATCAAGCAGTTTCCACATGTCAGCACTCATTAATGGTTCTCCGCCTGTGACTCTAAGTTCTTGCAAAGTTTTGTGTAAATCTGTTTCCCACCATTTCCAAAATGCTTCCACATAAGGATTATACTCTTGGTATCCATATTTCTGAGAAGCATCATGCGGGTGAGTAAAATGATTTCTTCCATCTGATTTTAGATCAGTATATGCACCATTCTTTTTGATGTCTTTGACCCATGTTGTGGAAAATGCAGGATTACAATAAGAACAAGCAAAATTACAGGTCCTGTCAAAAGATATTTCTAAAGTTTTAAGATTTACATCATATTCAAAAGTTGTATCATATGCAGTTTGGAGATCTTCATGTGTATAAATTTTTGATTTGTAAATTCTGTCGGATACAACATCAGGACCAATATCTTCTGCTTTCCAGCAGTACTCGCAACCTTTTGGTCTTTGACCGGCCTGCATCATTTTACGTTCTAATTTTTTTTGGTGTGTGTTGTGTATTGCTGAAGGATTTGTTTTAATTTCTTCCAGATCAATTTGGTGTGGCAAAGGATGATGGCAAGATGTAGTTTGACCTGAACCTAACCAGATGGTAGCGTTGTACCACTTGGCCGCACAAAATGAAGCACTTTTTGTGTCTAGGTAATTTTTTTTAAATTCTAAATCTTTGTTCATCTAGTTGCCTGCTGACATTCTGAAAACCATGAGCGATATTCAGGAAAAGTTTCTATAAGATTAGTGTTTCTCCTTGCATCGTGTGTGCGGAAAAATCTCCAAAAATCTGCCATGTGTAAGTGTTTATCATCTATGCCTTGGCGCATAACCTGATAAGATCGTTGAAGTTTTTCTATTTCGTAGTCTCTAAATGCAGACATGTGCGTATCATGTTGGTTCTGTTGCATATATTCAATTGCTTCTTCAAAATAATAGTTGAACGATTCATCTAACAATCCTATGTGTTGCCAAATAGGCTGACGCAATATAGGAGTATCAAACCACACTCTTTGATAGTCTTTAGAATACTTAGATCTCAATTCTAAAATATGTACAAGTAGCGTTTTTAAACTTGACACACTCAGATTATTCAGTGTGATAATAAAAGTCAGCGAATTTCTACCTGGAATATCGGTTAGATATCTGTTTACATTGTTCCACACTGTATCAAAATTCATGCCGTTCCTAATGTACTGTGCTTTTTTATCCCATGCATCTAATGACACAAACTGCATAAAATGTTCAACCAATTCACCATCACATATCTGTTTGACCATAGAAAAATATTTGTCTGTGAGTTGTTGTGTAGGTGGACAAAAGTTCGATGTGACATTTAAGTGCAGATCTTCTTTAGGATTTTGAATAACATACTCAAAAACTTTAAATGTATTTTTATCCATCATTGGTTCTCCACCAGTCATTCTAAAATGTTTTAGTTTAGGATACAGATCAGGCCACCATTTCCAAAATGCTTCCACGTAAGGATTATTTTTTTGTGGCAACACCTTAAAGTGTGTTGGATCATTGTGTGGATTTGATGTAGGATATGCACCATGCTCTTCTATTTCTTGTGCCCATGCAGTTGAATACTGTGGAGAACAATAGGAACAAGAAAAATTACATGCATTGTTAAAATCTACTTCAACGTAGGTTGGCACAACATCTGCTTGTGGATTTTGTAAAATATTTTCATACTCTGCTATTGCCCATTCTTCACCAGAACGATAATGCCTGTCACTTAGTTTGTTGTTATCTTCCAACCGCCAACAATATGAACAACCATCTGGACGTTGCCCATTGATCATTTGTAATCTTTGTGTTTTTTTCTCATCTGTATTGTGCAGTTTGGATGGATCTTGTGCAATTTTTTCTCTATCAATTGCATGTAGTGGAGGATGATAACATGAATTAGTTTTACCTGTGGTCAGATGTAAACTTGTTTGCATCCATTTTGCCAAACACATACTAGGCGATACAGCGTCAAGTTTTTTCTTTGCCTCTAGGGCAGAGTCCATGTAATCACTACTCATTTGTTACACCATTTAAAAAATTTAGATTGATCTGGCTCAAGATAAGAAGCATTGATACCTAAATGATAGTTCAAGTCTTTGTGCAAGTCTGTAATTTTCTCTTGTATATCATCTTTGGTTGACTCATGTACACTATGCCACATGTCTTCTAGGGATTTAAAGTCTTTTGTTATCTTGTAATCCCATCCTGTCATTAGTGTTGTCAAGAAAGATCCATAACATGCTCCATGTATTGCCCAGTCTCCATTTTTTACATCACTGCCTACACTCATCCAAACTAATAAATTTTTTAAATTTTCTCTGTATATTCTTTTCTTGAATTCAGCAGGTTTGACTCTATGTCCTCTATCCAAACTCATTTTTACTCCTTCTCTGAAACCTGCTTGCCAAGCTTGATACTCAGAGTGATTAATTACAGTGGTTGAATAGCATTCTTTCATTGCCACATACTGGTCATGAAAACAAAATTCTATTGCACTTTCTGGGTCACCTTCCGAGTTTTCATGTGTTTTCATTTGTTTTACAAATTTTTTTGTCCAGGAAGATATTCCACCATTGCCATACTTTAACCCATTTATAATGTTATGTCCTTGCCATCTGATTACTGCATCTTCTGGCATTGTAGCAGTATCAAGTTGTTGATCAAAAATACTAGCATCAACAATATTGTCACCATCCACTAACATGAAACGTTCTGTGTCGGCAGTTTCTGCGGCGGCTTTGTGTGCCGCATCTGATCCTTCAACGCCGTCAACACGTTTTGCCCAGGGGCATTTGGATTTAAGATCTAACCAATTGTGCTCTTTATTAGGTTCTTTGTAAGAAAGAAAGATTACATCAAGATCTGCTATATCAATCATAGTTTACATATGAATGTTTGTGTTCGTCAAACCAATCCGGTTTTACTTTGGCAGGTTTAATACATACAAACAAATTGTCCTTTTCTACAATCCAACCAGGCAATTGTTTTGTGAACTTAAAATTTTTGCCTTGTTTTTGTGTTTCTCTTAATTTTAATCGCAACTCTCTATCTACCACTTCATGTGACATAGTAGCCATGCCTTTTTTGACTTCTAACATAGTTTCTTCATTGCATGATATGAAATCGCCCGGCTCATCTGATACGCCAACCATTGTAATCTGTCCTAAATGATTATAATAAATTTTAAACATATGCTTTATATTTAGATATCAAATCCTCTGTACATTTTGTTTTATCATGGTAATGCCATGGCACACTAATTTTTGCTCCATTAACAATTATTTGATTAGGTTTAGGTATAGAAAAATATTGCCAGTGGCCAACACAGTATTTTTTATTGTGTACAAATGTAGGCAAACTTGTGGTTGATACGCAATTATCCATGCCTAAATTTCTCAATGCCATAGCCATACCAAAGTCTGTAGATGGTTCATGAGCGCCCCACAATCTAAACTTTTTAATTTCATCATACCAATTGTCAAAAATTCGGTCTAATTCTTTAAAGAATGCAACATTTTGTTTGGTTACTCTCACATAGTATAGACCATTATATGCATTTGGCAGTAGATTTTCATTGATAAACTCTCTGTATCTCAAATCATTTGCTTTTTTCCTTTTATGATTTTGTACTGATCCTGTGATGCATAAATCTTGTAGTCTGAACCTATGTTTCCATATTTCTAAATCACATGGTATCAACATATCTGCTTCAAATTTTACAGTTTCTTTGAATGGAGTCAAATTTAAAATGTCTGCTTCATATTGCATATTGTTAACCACTGTTCTTTTAGGCACTGTGATTACATGGTCACAAACATCATGCAATTCGGATCTGCATGTGTCTGCATCATTCACTATCACAGCAATTTTTACAGGTAATTTTTGTGTGGCTCTAAGACTGAGTGCCCACAGCAATGCACAAGATTCGTAATCTACTTCATTGTTGAGTGCAAACGTAAGATATCCAAACCCATTTTTATCATTTACATGCATTGTACAAACTTTCCTTGTTCAAAATATGACAATCAAAATTTACAGTAAACTTGCCTTTTGTATCCTGAAAATGTATTTTATCATGATCAATGGCAGTCACATCAACAGTGTCTCTCGTAGTATGAATAGGCCATGGTATCACACAATGATCGACTGAGTCAAACTCCATCAACTGCGACAGTGCGATAGAAACAGCATAATCATTTCTAATGATGTGCGGAGTGAATCCAAACATTTGTGCATAATATGTATAATTTTCTATTACCGCTCTCCATAGTTCAAAAAACTTTTTTACTTCTTTTGTTTTTTCAAATTTTAAAACTGTGGCCCACAACATAGATATTGCAGATTTGCCTACATTTAGAACTCCAACAGCATCATTGTTGATATCATACCATTCTCTGTGCATGAGCAAGGATTGACTAGACTCAAGTAATTTTGTTATTTGATCTGATTGCAAAAAATAATCTGAGTCGATTACAATGGTGCTTTGCCATGGCGAAATATCATATGCATGAAAACGTGACAAATTGTGCCATTCTTTTGATATAACTCCAAAAACTTTTTTATTATTTCGGGGCAGTCCAATTGGTCTATGTTCATCAACTCCTTGTATTTCTTCGCCTACGCTCATGATGGGTATATCAGGAATATGTTTACGAACCTGCTTCACACACTGTTCGGCAATTTTTGAGTAATCTATGTGTGAGTTGTGATTGAAAATTAATATGCCGGCATCATGTTGCAATCTTTTTATACTCCTCATGATACTCGTTTAAAATTTGTTGATGTTTTTGTTTTAGTGTGGTTTGAAAATCCTGCACTGACTCAATTACACAAGGTGTTTTGTTAAGATCAAGCACTGTGTCACCATCTTGTAAACACTGTGCATAACTTAAAGTTTGTGCATCACTGCGAAACAATCCTCCGTGATAAACAAATGTCATTTGTGCTTCACATCTTTGATAAAGTAATGAAAGATCTCTTTTAATTGAAAATCTGCGTGTCTGACTCATGATACTATTATAGTATAAAAAGTAAAAGAAAACAAGTTTTTATGCTTGAGACTGTGCCGCTTCAGCACCTGTTACTGTGCCAATTGCATCATTGTTTAGATGAGTTGTGTTTGGTTTTTTGATCACAAACACAGAAGTTAAAGTGCCATCAACAGTATCTAGCAATGTCTGTGCATCATCTTCTGGATCTGATTCTGCTTCACCTGATCCGCCTGCACCTTCATCTGATGAATCTGCCGCCGCGTCTGAGGCAGTTGATTTGATGTGTAATACTTCTCCTTTGCCACCATTACTACCTGCTGTGCCTGAAATTTTTACTTCCCACTGACAAAAGTTTGCAGTGTATGGAGATGAATCTGCAAATTGTTTCTGTAACACTACATAGCCTCCACCATTGCTTAAATCAGTGTTCCAATATCCTTCATTGACAGCAGTGCCTGGAGTACCAGAACCACTTAATGCATCAGTGTTACCAGTCAGTGTAAATGTAGCGGCTTTGGTGTTGAACAAGTCGATCCATTCTGTCTGCTTGCCTCCTGCTGTGCCACCTGATAAGTTCCAAGTGTGTGTGATGCTTCCACCTGCATTGAAAAAATATCTTGCCGCATCTGATGAGGCAAATGTAATTGTTTGTTCGTGTACAGTAGATGTTCTCCATGCACCAGAAAATGTTCTGTTACCTGCGGAGTTTGCGTCAGTAACGTTGGCGGCAGCCGCAGTGTATCTTCCGTTGCCTAAAGCAGTAATATCGTTGGTTATTGCAAGTATGGCCGCTACTGGATCACCGGCTACTAAAGTGCCGGAGTCTGCTGTTGTAATTCCAGTGCCTTGATGGTCTGATAAGTTACGCATTCTGCCTAACAGTGTATTCCATTGTGCTGCCTGCACAGTTGTAGATGTATCCACTACAGATATAACATTAGATTGACCCATGCCATAAGTGCCGTTTCCAGTGCCCCAAATCTTGTTAATGTTATTTGGGTCGCCACTGTTGGCAAAGCCATTATAATGATCATCTAGTATTAAGTCACCTGTTTGATATGCCATTTATATTTTCCTAATTTTTTCCTACTGCAATTTCTAAGTATTTAACCCCAGGACTATCACTTGTTTCTAAACTTCGGCCAATTACAGCATAAAGACTAACTGATGATAAGTCGCTAACAGATTCTGCACAGCCTGGTGTTGATGAACTGACTAATCTGTCACCTTTTTGCACCGGACCAACTACAGAACATTTTACACGTCCAGTAAGTGCCACATATGGATGTGTTGAATTTGGACCTGCACCTGAATTCATTGCAAACGCTGGATCCTCAGATATGACTCCAAATACATCTGTATCTGATTGCTGTGTGCATTTGGTAATTTCATTGTCACCGCCTAATTTCACTACTGTGCCGTATTCATATGATGCATCAGCATGATATCTTTCTGCCAAGTCAGCATATTGTGCCGATGTTGCTGTCGCACGTAGAGTTGCATATGATGTGATTGCAATATTTCCTGTGCTTGTGCCGTCTTCGGTGGTTTGTATTAACGCAAATTGGTCTTCTGATTCATCCCATATAAGGGCCACATTTGCATGAATACCTCTATCAAACAATATTCCAATGTCATTGCCTACAGTAGAGTCACCAAGACCTGATGAAGAATCAAAACCTCCAGCTCCACCAGCGGTTTGACCAGAGTTTAATACAATGATGTTATCTTCAACTGTGGTATTGGTGGCTGAATTAGTTACTGTTGCTCCGTTTACTTGTAAATTACCTGCGACAGTTAAGTCACTGCCCACTGTAGCACTTGCGGAAAAAGTTATATCAGTTGTTGCGCCGTCAATAGCAATAGCAGTTGTGTTGATGCCGCCATCATTTATATCAATGTTCACATCGCCATTCAAAGCGGTATTTTTTAAAGTGAATCCTGTTCCTGACTGAATTAATGATACATCACCATCTACACCTAGCACTAAAGAATTATCGTTTGCTATTGTTAATGTACCAGTGGTTGTATCATCCTCGTTGGCTTTCAATAAGTTTGCGGCTGCAACTCCACCTACTGAGTCAGCGTCTGTGGCAGTGCCTTGGAATTTGGCTGATGAAATGGCAGTTGATAGTGTAACACCTCTTTTTATTGTGGCAAATCCTGAAATGTCATTTAATGGAGTGAATTCAATTGCTGATGTTATTGATACAATAACGTCATTGAGTAATGATTGAATCACTGCCCTAGATGTGCCTGTGTTGTCAACGATTGTTGTTGCAATGGAGCCTGTGGTACCTGAACTGCCTGAAACAACCGGCCCTACCAAGATCCATATTGATCCATTGTACACATACATTTGTTCATTTGTAGAATCAAACCATAAGTCACCTGTTGAACCTACTGTGGGTTGTGCTGTGCTTACATTTGTGCCACTGGCTGCCTTGAAAGCAGACCCTTGATACACTTGTAATTGTTTTTTAGTTTTGTCATAAAAAAGTTGACCTTCAACTGCTTTGGTTGGTGTATTTGCTGTTGTGTCGGCAAAATTTTCTAGTAGTTTGACTTGGTTCTCATTAAGAAGTTCTCCAAAGCCAGCATAATTTTTTCCAAATAATGAAATATCTAAAGTGGCATCTAAAGTACCATCAGCTATTGTGGTTAATACTGTGCCGTCAGTTTTATTAATTGTGTATGCCATTATTCTCCTGCTCCATATAATGTTTTAACAGCAGAACCAGATGAATCATATATTACCAATGTTACTGCTGATGTTAACATGGTTGATGATACAACGCTTGTGCTTGTAGTTGTGATATTGCCAATAAGATTATCTGCTGTCACATTACCGTTGACAACTAAACCATCGTTGATTACTACTTCAGTAGAATCATCACTTTCTATTTGATTCGTTTTTATCAATGGCGATGTCACAGAAGTTGTGCCTGAAAGTTCTGGACTAGACACTGATGTATTCACTGTTAAGATATTTGGTACTATCACGCCGGCAGTTTCTCCATCTATGGTCAATGCCGTTGTTGTGATACCTCCGTCATTTACTCGAATTATTATGTCACCATTTGACGTGGCATTTCTGATTGTAAAGTCAGAATCTTGTTGCGAAAATACAATGTCACTGTCGGCGCCTAGGATAAGTGAAGCATCGTTTGCCACTCTAAGCGTACCCGAAGTGGTATCATCACCACTAGACAGTAAGTAATTTGTGGCCGCTACCCCTCCAAGTTGATCTGAGTTTGTTGCAGTGCCTTGAAATTTTGTGTCCGATATAGCAGTGGTTAGTGTGACACCTTTTTTGACTGTTTCAAATCCTGATATGTAAGTTTGTGGAGTAAACTCATTGCCACTAATCATGCCTACTAGATTGTTGCCAGAATTAAGTTTAATAACATTTTGCAATCCGCCTAAATTGTCAGTGATCTGTTCTGCATAGGCACCTGTGCTTGTGGCATTCAAAGGCCCAATCAGTGTCCATACCGAACCAGTGTACGCATAGATTTGTGATGTGTTTGTGCTGTACCATAAGTCGCCTAGTGAACCATAACTTGGTGCTGTTGCAGATACAATTGTTCCTGCTGTGGCTTTGAATTGTGTGCCATCATACACCTGCATCTGATCTAATGTTGTGTCATAGAACAGTTGGCCTGTAATTGGTTTGTCCGGAGCATTTGTTGTGCTGTTAGCAAAATTTTCTAATAATTTTACTAGATCTTCATTTAAAACTTCGCCGTAACCTGTATATGCTTTGCCAGGTAAACCAATATTGGTTGTTTCATCAAGTGTGCCATCTGTAATGGTTGTTAGTACATCGCCATCAGTTTTGTTAATTGTATATGCCATATTAATACTATATTTATGAGTTTATAAATCCGTGCTTGATCATTATGTCCTAGCAATCTTTAAAAAATAGGTATTTGCTGTGCTTACATCTCCGTTTGGAAATTCTTGTGCTCTGTATGTGGTATCATCAAGTTTTGTTTGATAGTTGCCAGAACCATCTAAAATTGTATCTATCATGCCTTCTCCTCTGTTGAATCCTGAAGAATCACTTGCTAGAGAGTATGTAATTTTGTATCCTGAAGCACTTTGTGATGCTTCATATCTTATATGGGTTGTCAACAAGTTTCCAAATATATCAGAATCATACACCTGTAAATTATTATCACCTGTAATAAACAGAGGCGCAGTGTAACTGTTGTTCACTCCGTTGATTCTAAACAGATAATAACTCTCAATTGTTTTAAATTGATCCAATGTTTCTGGTATTCCATCTGCTGAGTAAAGTTCTGTGTTTGCTCGAGTGTCTATAAAGACAGGAGTAGGTTCAACTAAGGTGGCATTTTCTAAAGTGATAGGCTCCTCAAGGAAATCAGTAGTGGTTGAGACAGAGTCGCAAGTGATTCCATCAGTATCTGCATTATTTTCAGCAGTGCCAGTGCCGCCTTTGATAACATATGTGCCTGCTTGTGTGTTTGTTGCTGTAGTTGTGCTTTCGATCAATTGTTCAATAGCAGGATGAATAAATGTATCATAAAAATCCCCTAGTGTCATTGCTCTTATGTCACCATTATCATAATATATCGGAAATGTTTTGCCTGAATCATTTGCTTGATCACTGGTTAAAATTGTTGTGTCAGCAGTCTGATCTGTGGTGTCTGAGACAGGCAGTCCGTCAATATCGCGATATATTTGATTCAATCTGTCAAAGATAGTTGTGGTTGTGCCAGGTTCAGCAGTTGTGCCTTCGGCAGGAAAGTCTGATGAGGATTCTGATGCAGCTCCAGCAGTCAAACGTGTGTCATTTATTGCATCGAGACTTCCGCCTGATGGTACTACATCAAGCACCACAGAAGGATCTAGAGAATAT